AGAAGATCGTATTCAATTTTCCTGTGCCTGTTGATGGTGAGGAAGTGAAAGAACTTCCCTTGGAAACTGAAACAACTGTCGAGAGCGTAGTTCTGTTGACTAAGGCACACAAGAAAAAGTGTAAAAAGGCTTGAAATATAAGGCTTTCTCGGTGTTTCGACAGTTGAAAATCAAGTGCTGAAAAAGCAGGAAAGACCCAGAGAAATCTATCTGAATTTTATAGTTGGGTAGATAAGAATATTGAGATTAGGTTGGGCAGACAAAAATATTGAGTGGTAGGTGATTCCAAGTGGCATACGGAAAATCAATAGAGTTGTTTCTTGTGAATGGAACAGCAGACAGTTTAATTATTGCAGAATTATCAAACTGGAATGGAAAGGCAATTAAAATTCCTCGTATAGAGGTATCCTCTTGTGATCGTGATGATATTACACAAGCAGGAGTATATTTCTTGTTTTGTAAGGAAGATGATGGCTCTGACTCCGTATACATTGGAGAAGCTGAGAATGTTAAAGATAGACTCGTTCAGCATTTAAGAGATTATCAATCTGAAAAAGAAAAATATTACTGGAGTACAGCAGTTGTCTTTATTGGTAGAGATCTGAATAAAGCACTCATCAGATATTTGGAAAATCGTTTTGTTGAGATAGCGAGGGCAAGTAAAAGGTATCTTGTGCTTACTAAGAATACTTATCGAAATACAGTTATGAAGGAATCGCAGGTAGCTGTAATGGAAGAGTTCGTGGATAATGTAAAGATACTAATTAATGCACTTGGATATAAAGTATTGGAGCCTTTTGCCCAAGTAGATTCATCAACCGCCACAGTAGACGATGAATTGCTTTTTATTACATCAGGTTCTGTAAATGCAACGGGCAAAGTGACTGCGGAAGGCTTTGTGGTATTTGCCGGAGCTACAGTAAACGAGAAAATGTCTGTGAAGTCATTGAGCGCTGGTATGCAAAAGCAAAGACAAAAACTATTCGATTCACCAAAAGTTAATGACTTAGTCACGACAGAAGATATTCTGTTTTCCAGTTCATCGGCCGCTGCGGATTTTATTCTTGGGTACAGTGTTAGTGGACCTAGAACCTGGAAAACAAAAGACGGCAAAAGTTTGAAGGAAATTGAGAGTAATCAGACATAAGACATAATGGTAAAATATCGATCTGATAATAGTTGATAATTAACACAATTATTTGATGGAAATTAGACAAATTTTTGTATTCTATATTACTTGATAATACAGAAGAAAAGAGTGATATATGGTAGTACCAAAACAGTAACGGAGGTATTATCTTTATGCTTTATTTAAAAACATCAGTCGAAAACGGAATAATCAGTCTTCATCCTTTGAACCCAGATGAAGTGTATTATAAATGTGAAATATGCGGGAATTTTTATGGCATTGATAATTTATCAGACTTTTCATTTGGGGATGATGTGTTTTTAAAGGGCTACATATGTCCACAATGCGAAGCAGAGATCGAAGAGGATTATGAACTTGAACAAGAGGAAGAATTTCAATCCAGAATTGAAAAGGCTCTTAAAATGAATAATCTAATAAAATAGCTTATTTTCGCAAGAGGACTGAGTAGATAATTAAGAACAAGAAAAGACGCTATAACCATTGAAAAATAGGGCTATAACAGATTATGTATGAAATAGCCTAATAATTTCACGTTGAGACAGTATGTTTGCTGTAAAAAATACAGAAGTAAGAACTGCAAATAGCCTTGAAATAAAGGAATTTCGAGAGTTTGGAGTAAATATTATAGGCTTGCTCCATGCTCTCTTTTTTGTGTCTGAGATAACTGGTCTACTGCGATTTTCGGTAGGGTTGAGTAGATAAGATGTACAGATAAGATGTACATTTGATAGGTTGGTTTATGAATAATGCTGCAATAACGCAGCGTAGATATATAATAGTATTGCAAATTCGCAGCGAATATGCTATACTAGTTCAAGAGGTGAAATTATGAGTGAACTAGGCGACTATTTAAGAAATGCACGAAATGAAAAAGGTTTGAGTCAAGCGAAAGTTCAGACTCAAATAGGAATCACAAATTCTCGCCTTTGTAAAGCGGAAAATGGTGCAGACAACATCTTAAGTGCAGCGGAGCTTAAGAAACTTGCTGTTCTATATGGCGTGCCAGTAGTACCGCTCTTTATTATGGCGGGATTTTTGGAAACTTCAGATTTAGAAGAGTATCGATCAGGATTTAAGAATACATCTATGCTTGATTATGATGAAAAGAAACACATACAAAGCCAGATCGATTTTATCATAAAAAAGAAAGGATAGAATGTAATGATTTTTCATCTTGGAGAATTATTTTGTGGGCCCGGCGGAATTGGCTGGGGAGCCACGCATGCAGATATAGGAAATGAGGAGTTTGGCATTGTTCATCAGTGGGCAAATGATCTTGATGAGTCAACATGCCGTACTTATACTCGTAACATATGCCCTGATGCACCGGAGAGCGTTTACTGCGAAGATGTTCATACGCTTGATTTAACACAGCTTGGAACCATTGATGCGCTTGCATTTGGTTTTCCATGCAATGACTTTTCCCTTGTGGGTTCAAAACTTGGATTCAAAGGGAAGTACGGACCACTATATACATATGGAATTGAAGTACTGAAGATGTATCGACCAATGTGGTTTCTTGCAGAAAATGTGGGTGGTCTGAGAAGTGCTAATGAAGGAAAAGCCTTTGACAAGATTCTTTCAGATATGAAAGAAGCTGGATATAGAATTTATCCCAACTTATATAAGTTTGAAGAATATGGGATTCCACAGGCAAGACACAGAATTATCATTATTGGCATTCGAGATGACCTTCCATATGAATTCAGAATTCCTGCACCAACAGGAGAAATGAAAACATGCCGTCAGGCAATTGAGGAGCCGCCAATTCCAGCAGACGCATATAATAATGAGCTGACGAAGCAGTCAGAAAAGGTGGTAAGAAGACTGAACTTGATTGGACCGGGACAGAATGCTTGGGATGTGGATTTGCCGGATGATTTGAAGATTAATACTAAGACTAAAATAAGTACAATCTACAAGAGACTTGATCCTGAAAAGCCTTCCTACACAGTAACTGGTTCAGGTGGAGGTGGAACACATATTTATCATTGGGAAGAACCAAGAGCTTTAACAAACCGTGAAAGAGCAAGACTGCAGACTTTCCCGGATGATTACATTTTCGAAGGCTCAAAGGAACAGGTTAGAAAGCAGATTGGTATGGCTGTTCCATGTGAAGGCGCAAAGATTATCTTCGAGGCAATTTTGAAAACATTTGCCGGAGAAGAATATGAATATACAGAACCTAATATCAAAGACGAAGATTAAATGAAAAAATACGGATGCAAGGTGTGGTTGAACCTGCATCCGTATTTTTTATTGGGTAATGGCATTATATAAATTCTCTAAATTCTCGTCTGCCACTTTCTTCTTTAACTGACATTCCCATATTACAAGGACTTTCCATCCCTGTTCGGAGAGAATGCGATGATTTTCTGCGTCTCGTTCAACATTTCTGTTGATTTTCTTGCTCCAGTATTCTTTATTGCTGGACGGCCATACGAAACGGCCGCAGTCATGCATATGCCAGAAACAGCCATTTACGAAGACAACAGTTTTATATTTAGGAAGTACGACATCTGGACACCCAGGAAGTTTTCGTACATTTTTTCTGTACCGAAGACCGCGGGAAAACAGATACTTACGAACAATTTCTTCCGGCTTGGTATTTGTGCTTCGGATATGTGACATGTTTTTGCTGCGTACTTCCTTTGAATGTGTATCAGCCATATCAATCCTCAATTACATCATAGTAAATAGCGCCTTCAGGCAGTTTTATATTTGGAACCCACAGTTTCTTGCCGCCCCAGCCCTTATTTCCGGTAACTTGGTACATGGTAAGAACAACCTTGCGAGGAAAAGAACCTCCAAGTTTCCAGTCATTTGGTGACAGCAAAGCACCAGTCCCTTGTGCAACATCTCTGTTTCTTCGAACAATGAGTATGCCCTGAGTCGTTGGATTCTCTGCAAGCATTGTGGCAATGATAGACATAAAAGACGGCAGTTTAAAATCAGGGTCAGTTTCGATGTGAGATAGCACTTCCTTCATTAAGCGGAGACTTACCTGGTAATATGGCTCGTCATCGTCAAAAGAGGAGAGAAGGTCTGAAATCTGATTGATAGTATTGTTCTTTGGATTGAACGGATAATAATTGGTTCCGCCAGATATAGCAGCAACATGATCCGTATCCAGAACATTTTTTCTTGTAGGATTAAGTCCTTCCGGGTAATAAATTTTTACATCATCAATGCCCTGCTCAACCTGTGAAATAATCGCATTGTTTGTAGCATTGATATCCGCAAACAATTTATACAGTCTTTCATCAATATAGACCATCATCATGCCTGGGTCACGGTCATAGCCAAACATACGGCTGTGTTGCCACATGGTATCAGCCTGTGGTTTCTTAGTGGTTCTTGTATAATAAATAGTCTGAAGACAAGGGAAGGTAACGCCTCGTCCCAGTGTGTTTCCGCCAATAACGAAATTACATCCAGATGCATATTCTGAACTTTCAACATCTGTCTTTCCATTCATAACAAGAACTTTGATTTCATTATTGTTCAAAAGTTCTGTGACCTTATTCATGATTTCTGAAAAAGGAACTGCATTGGATTTAGTTGGAGTCAGCAGTGTGTGCTGTTTTCGTAATTCGGCAGCAAGGACACCAGTTAAATTTGCTTTGCACCAGTCAAGTTCGGTTTTGATACTGTCTGCAAATTTCTGATGAACAGCCTGTTTAACGCTTGGATGAATCAGGCATGTAGAGGTTGTTCCTCCAGATGCTAATATTTGAGCAGATACAAGAAGATGCCTTATTACAACTTCTCTTTCTGGCTCATTCAAGTTATCCAGATATGTTACGCAATCTGGCTTTCCTGTTTTCGGAAAGAAGAAGTCACCACCAAGATAGTTCTTTCCTGGTTTGAAGTAGTGAGTGAAGAATGGATGCCATCCTGATTCGCGGGTTTGAAGGAAAATAGCCTGTGGTGTTCCTGTGACCTGGAGGTATAAGCTGCTTGCGGCACCATTGCGAATTGACTCCAGATATTTGTTTATGGAAGACTGACGATTCTTATTGATTAATGTATTCAGAGATGCTGCATCAGCCTCATCATCAATAATGAACAATGGGTTTCCACGCATAAATCCAGTTGAGTTAAATATGTTAGCCCACAGCTTTAGGATTCGTGCATTTTTCTTTAATACAACGATAGTAGGGAGCATAAGGCTGTTGTCTGCAAATACTCGTGCATCATTTTCTCCACAGATGCAGAATCCGTCTAAATCAGCTTTTACGCGGTCAAGAGTCTGTTGCTGAAGAACGACATTATCTGTAGTAAGAAGAACGAAAACTGGAAAGCCGAGGTCAGTGGCCTTGCTCATTATTCCAAACATCTGTCCTGTTTTGCCTGACTGTACATTGCCAAGCAATAAACCAATTTCGTGACTAGTGAAGGAAAAGTTTTTCAGATAATTATTTCCCACTTCTTCTGCAGTATTGGAGATTGATTCTGCAAGTCCAACATTTCCGCGTTCGATAATCTTATCAAGGTAATTCTTTAAATAAGGCATTATTCATTATCTCCTTCCTGGTTCTCCGGTTTGAATGAAAGCATCCAAACATCAAGTGCAGTTCCATCTTCATCAAGAGCTGTCTGTCCAGTCTTTTTCAGATAAAGGTTTTCACAGCCGTATTCCTGCAGAATTTCTTTTGTAATCATACCTTTGCGGTCAGTGTCAAGCTGAGTATCATTTACAGGAGAAATAAGTCCGGCAGCAGCAAGTCGGCCTTTAAGCCATCGTCCCATAATTAACTCATCTCCAACAGCACTGAACTGCTTATTTCCATCACTTGTAGTATGAGCCTTAAACCAGTATCCATCGTCTGTGATAATGAAGAATGGAACATTCTTTTCCGGATATCCATCAGTGCGGGTGATATCTTTTGCAACCGTGAGCTGAGTTTCAAACCAGTCACGAGATTTTCTCTTGCTTCTTGGTGCGGCATAGCAAACATTTACATTTGATTTTGTGTAGTGTTTTCCGTCATCCATGTGTCGTTCATCAGCAGCAGGAACTTTTAGAGGAAGAAGGAAAGATGTATATGCCATGCATCGTTTATAGAATTCCACATTTGAAGGCGGAACTTCTGTAACGAGTTCAATGCCGGAGAGAGCAGTATTCTTTTCAAAAATAAGAGGCATATCAGTAATATCACCAATATTTGCAGAGCAGTTTGGCATTTTTAAGCGGAGAACATGCTCTGATATCTCTTTGCATTCGTCAGCTTCTGTTGTTAGAGATGATAATTCATATTGTCTGCGATTGGATGCTTCCATCTTCAGAACTCCCAAATTAGCAGATCCCATGATTGCAGCAAAAGGTTCTCCGCTTTTATAGAAGCAGTATACTTTTCCATGATACTTAAAAGTACGAATTATGCGGACTTCACCGATTCCGTCTGCAATCCATTTCTTATTTAACTTGAGTGCTGCGTGATAGGAACCTTCCGGCATGCCTTCTATATAGTACATTCCGATATTCAGGCAAATATTTCTGATGTGATATTTTTCAACAAGACTGTCCAGCTCATCCAGTGATGCACGGGATACATAGCCTACAGCAATTTCTATACGGTCAGATTTTGAAAGCTGTTCTTCAAAGCAGTCTGCGATTGTCTGCTGATTATCCTCTGTTCCAAGTGGAAGGATATTTGAATATAGTAATTTCATGAGATACCTCCGTTAATTGTCAATTGTTTCCATAATGTCTTCCAGATGCACATTCAGTGCAACGCAAATTTTAAGAAGCACATCGGTTGTGATGTTCTCGCATTTTCCAAGTTTTGCAACAGAAGCAGAGCTTATTCCGGCTACTTCCTTTAAATCTTTTTTGTTCATGTTCTTATCAATAAGCAGTTTCCATAGTTTGTTGTAGCTGATTCTCATTACAACGGGGTCCTTTCTTAATCATCAAAGAGATCATCTGAAGCATCCTCTTTTTCAGTTTTCTCTTTTAAATTCTTGTAATATTCCTTAACTTCCAGGAATTCACGCATTAAAGGAAAGTCAGTGCCTTCCATGCATTCTCGAATTTCTCGATATTTATATGCGTATTTTCTTAGTTCATATATTTCAATTTCAATTATGAGTCCGGTACTATCGGGAGAACCGAAATAACGATCATATTGATACGGGAGCTGTTCTTCTGGAATCAGTGTTGTATCATCTAATACAGACTCATCAATATCGGCAGGGTCTTGGTATTTAAGGAACCCATCGTCTTCTGCGAATTCACTATATACTCTTACCCAATTTTGAGTGGGAAGATTATAAATCTGGCTAGGCCATTCTACGGAGTCAATATCAAAAGCGTAATCCATGTTTTTGAACTTAATAATTGCCTTGTACAAGAATGACTGTGGACTTAAAAGATAACTGTCACCAACTTCTCCTTCTTCGTAGTTTAAAAATGGATATTGATTCTCTAAGAATTCCCAATATTCATCTTCACCTTTTTGAGAGTATTCGGTTAGGAGTTTCTCTAAGAATGGCAGGAAAATGAAGCGTTCAACTTTATCAGGAATCATGTCATACATCATATCAAATGTTTTATCCGTATAATTACGGTTCTTCATTCCCTCAAAGAAATTTCCGATTCGTGTTAGTTTGGCATCATATTCCGAAGAAAAATGAACTGCGGCAAAATACTCTTGGAATGATCTGTGTATAAAGTAATAGGTACCTCCTTCTCGATACATGATGCAGAGGTTGTCTGTGAGATCGAGAAGAAAATCATGAGGAGTAATTCCTTTGCTTTCGGCGGTAGTTCCTCGCAGAACTTTGGCCATATATGCAGTAAAAGAGCGTTCATCAAATTCTAATATCTCATCCCTATATGTTCTTGCACAGAATTCAGCAAAATACTTTGAGAATTCTTCAGGTGTCAGATTGGTATGAAGAGGTCTCTTAAATGAACCTTTTGAAGCATCATGCAGACGAGCCATTGTTTCATATGCCTTGCTGTAAAATACATGCATTTTTGCTGGCACTTCTCCAAACGCGGAATATGTCATCAGCATAATGGTCAGAAGCAGTGGATTGCTGGCAAATTCCCAGTGCGAGTAATACAACTTGCTGTCCAATGCTTTCATGAAATTGTTCTTTGCAATGTCATCCCAAAACTCCAACTTTCCTACAAGCTTTAATGCCTGTGGTTTTGTTAATGGCTTTATGTCGAATACAGAGAATTTCGAGAAGGATACAAATGAGTCATAAATTGGACGGGAAGTCATGATAATCGTATTCCCATTGTATGACTTAATGAATGCCTCTAAATCCGACTGAAAAGATTCTCTGGCAGAAGACTGTATTTCATCGTATCCGTCTAGCAGAAGAACGAGTTCTTTGTTTTGCAGGGCTTCAATAATTGCTTTTCTGGAAATCGCTGAATCATACTCGCAGACAGATTTCAAAATGAAATCAACGACATTGTCTGTTGTATCCTTATAATTCTTAAGCGATAAGAACAGAGGAATAATGCCGGAGGTTTCAGAATTCTGTGCCGAGGACAGGAATAGGTGAGTGAGGAACATAGATTTTCCAATGCCGCCGATTCCTTCAATAATAATGTATTTTGATTCAGTCTCTAATTTTTCTATGGTAGCATTCTCAATGGTGATTTCCTGTTTGGTATCTTTTGTTCCTGAATTACGATACTTGTGATACTTAACATTGTTGCATACATAGAGCTCATAGAAAGGGTGAGGCTTTTCTGCATACAGCAGAGTTTTTTTAGTCGAGTAGTATGACACCGCCTTGTCAAGGTAATTCTTGAATGGACTGACATAGTCATCATCTTGCTGAATTCTATCCATATAAAGAACACCATCTCGATATACAGCAAGGTCAGGTGCAATGCCGTGCTCTGCATCCATGATGATAGGAGGCAGAGGTTTTTCGGTAGGCTTATTTTGCGATCCTGCAGCCTCCGTAATGATTTCTACAAATAATTCCGCTAACTTTTCAGTGGCATTATAGGGACTGATATCTGGGATGTCAGCAGAAAATACATTGCTCAGATTTCCGGTAACAGCATCTGGGAATTGATTTATATAGTCAGCAAACTCCATTGGGTCAATATACGCATTTATTTTCTGAGAGATTTTTCGTATGGATGTACTTCCATTATAAAATCCTTTGTAACTGCTTTTCTTATACTCATCAAGAATAGGCTGACCTTCTTCAGTGACAATCGCTTCAAATATTGAGCGAGTAAATTTATCTGTACTTCCTCCCGCTCTGATAACGGAGGACAGTTTTTGAATAAAATCCTTAAATTGCAATTTTTATCCCTCCATATCCGTGCCTATCCAAGCCTATCGGCGGCTGACCGGCTCTGCCGAACAGATTTCCTATAATGGAAACAGTCTTACAGGACTAGGGTGGTCAATAGAAAAACACAGTTAATATGTTTCCAGTATAGCATATAATTGTGAATTTTTCTACTGGATCTGTATACCACAAATTCACGAACACAGAATTTGTGTTTGCATAATACGAAATTTGGTTTTGCAAGACTGAAATGGAATACACTTTGTCAGAGCTTTCACAGAAGTAACGATAGATCAACAAACGAACAAATATTCGATATAATAAGATATCGCTACATTAGGATTAGGTCACGGAACAAGTGCAAAGGATAATAAAAATATAATGGTCGGTTTGACTTTCCCTTTGGCTGGCCTCTTACGGGAGGCGAATGTAAATGCAGGAAATGCATGTGGCTTGTCCATGTTGTAAAAATAAACGATTGTTTGACGCAGATTCAGAAGAAACAATTGGAATCATTAAAATCAAATGTTCATTGTGTAAATCTGTGATAGCCGTTAGCTTTCGTAATCAGAGAGTTCGTACTGAGCGAATCGCCGCACGATAGTTAATGTCGTAGCGAGCAAGGCCTGACAAAGTATAGGTGTTAAGAGCACCTGTATTTTGTCAGACCTTTTTTGTTGCTTAGAGAAAAAAGAAGCTGAAGAAAATTTAACATATATACTTCTGACATCGAGATGAGTATGCAAAGCATATGTAACTTCATCTGAGTGCCAGAGGCACTTAAAAAATAAATATCACAAGGCCTGATTAGCTATAAGGGCATTTGGATACAGATATCGGCATCGATCACAGGACAACCTGTGGAAGGTGTGATAGAAGTACCCTTATTTCCTTATGCCCTTTTTCAGGCTATCCAGGTCGGTACTTCTACAAGCATCGGCCTTTATTTGTTTCCTATGCCCTTCTGCAAGAACCAGGCAGAAAGGCAGGAACTTTATGAAAATCAAGATTCGTTATGAGAACGAGTACCAGACCCTTGAGGTCGAAAACATGGAATTGGAGAAATGGTTAAATATCTCCATTTCAGAAGAAGAAAGTCAGGAAGACTACGAAAAGAGAGTCCAGGATGTAATTGAAGAGAGATTCAACAGACCCGATTACAACAGCTGGCACAAGCATGACCGTCATACGGGCAATGCCTATATGAAAAGCAAGGACGGAACAGTTGAGGTCAACACAGAAGAGGCAATTATGTTCAGAGCAGCTGATAAGTCAGCCTTTAACAGTTCTATTGACGGAGTACATAACCAGCTTGAATACGAAGAATTCTGTGAAACTTTGAGAAGTCTTCTTAAACCTGCGGTAGCAGATATGGTCATTGCCATTGCCCTTGACGGCTACACCGTTGGCGAGTATGCAGCCTCAATCGATGAGGATGCCAACAATGTCAGTCATCGTTATAGACGTGCAATCAACAAATTAAAAAAAGTTTTTTTTAAAAACGTCCTTTTAACCCTTCTTCCAAGGCTACCAGGTAGGAGGGTGACACCTCCAAAGAAATTTATTTTGAAGGAGGTAATTCGATATGGAATTACAGATTTTTAATAATGCACAGTTTGGTTCTGTGCGAACAGCAGTTGTTGATGGTGAAGTGATGTTTGCTGGAAAAGATGTGGCTGATTGTCTTGGCTATGCTAATCCAAGAAAAGCACTCGCAGATCATGTTGATGATGAGGATAAGGGAGTAACGAAATGTGACACCCTTGGAGGAGTACAGGAGTTGACAGTTATCAACGAATCAGGTCTGTATAGTTTGGTGTTTTCAAGTAAATTACCTAAAGCTAAAGAGTTTAAACGCTGGGTAACATCAGAAGTTCTTCCTTCAATTCGTAAACATGGAGTATATGCGATTGATGAAGTATTGGCCAATCCAGATATTCTTATTAATGCATTACAGGAATTGAAAAAGGAACGAGAAGAAAAGCTTGCTTTAAAGCATTTGTCATTAATTCAGAAACAGCAGATTTCAGAATTACAGCCAAAGGCAAGTTACTATGACTTAATTCTTCAGAACACAAACACAGTACCGATTACTCAGATTGCTAAAGATTACGGGATGAGTGGTAGAGGCTTCAATGCTTTACTTCATGATTTAGGAGTTCAGTACAAGTTTAGAAAGACATGGCTTTTATATCAGCAGTATGCAGATTGTGGTTATACCCAATCAAGAACACATCAAATTGATGAGAGCAGAAGTGTGATGCATACCTACTGGACACAAAAAGGAAGAATCTTCATTTATGAACTTTTGAAGGACGAAGGGATTCTACCACTTATTGAACAGGAGGATTAATAGAAATGAGTATTGATAAGTTTAATCATGAAGGTTACTTTGATCCGACTACATATGAGGCACTTACCAATATTCACCGTGAGGAAGTGGCAGCTGATAAAAAGGCTGCCTATCTTCCATTGGTATATGTTTGCAGTCCATATGCAGGTGATGTTGAAACCAATGTAATGAATGCAAAACGATATAGCAGATTTGCTATGGATCAAGGAACAATTCCTGTTACCCCTCATCTTTTATATCCACAGTTTATGGATGACGGTAATGAGACGGAAAGAGAGGTGGCTATGCATTTCAATTATGTATTACTCGGAAAATGTACCGAAGTTTGGGTATTTGGTGGTGTTGTAAGCCGAGGCATGGCTCGTGAAATCGGTGTTGCCAAGAAAAGAAGAATGAAAATCAGATGGTTTGACCATGCGATGAAGGAGGTAAATGAATATGCTTAATTTCACTATATACACAGCAGATTGTGTCGGTAATAGTGGGAACTGTCTGTATCCCAACAAGATGATTGTTACCGACAAGGAATCCTTTATCAAAGCAACCAAGATGGATCATGTAACTGCAAAGTACAAGGGAAACTACCGCAGTAAGGAGAATTTTGAATCCTCCGACTGTATTCCTCTTGACTGTGACAATGACCATTCAGATAACCCGAATGAATGGGTAACTCCTCTTGATATAGCACTTGAAATACCGGGTGTTGCTTTTTCTGTATCGTATAGCAGACACCACAACCTTCCAAAGGGAGATAAGTCTGCTAGACCAAGATTTCATATCTTCTTCCCTATTGAGATTGTATCGGATGAACAGGAGTATGCAGATATGAAACGAAAGATTGCAGACGCTTTTCCTTATTACGATACCAACGCATTAGACTCTGCAAGATTCCTTTATGGAAATGACTCTGATGAAGTGGAGTTCTATGAAGGAAATAAAACCATTCTTGATTATCTGGAAGAGGATGATTTTGCTGATTTCGATGCAAGCCTTGAGCAGGTGCCGGAAGGTCAGCGTAACAGTACCATGAGTCACATTGCTGGAAAGATTATCAAGAGATACGGAAATACAGAAGAGGCTTATCAGATTTTCCTTAAGAAGGCAGAACTCTGTAATCCGCCACTTTCAGAAAGGGAACTCAATATGATATGGAGAAGTGCGTCAAAGTTCGGCAACAAGGTGTCGAACCAGGAGGGATACATTCCGCCTGAACAGTACAATTCCGACTGCAGATTAAAACCGAAAGACTTCTCCGATGTGGGACAGGCTGCTGTTCTTGCAATGGAGTATAAGAATATTCTTCGCTATTCCCCATCTACTGATTACATGGTCTATAACGGCAGTTTCTGGGAAGAGTCAAAGCCTAAGTCTCAGGGTGTTTCCCAGGACTTGACGGAAAGACAGCTTGCAGAGTCTGAATCGGAAATGAAGAAAGCTATGGATGAACTTGTAAAGAATGGTGGTATGGAGATTCTTGTATCTGTGGGTCCGAAGAAGGCAGTGCAGATGTTCAACAAACAGCAGGCTCATGCCTATGAAATGTACGAAGATGCTTCTGTCTATAAGAAATATGCCATTAAACGAAGAGATACTAAGAATATTGCGGCAACCTTAAAAGAGGCTCGTCCGATGCTCGAAGTAGAACAGCGAAATCTTGATGCAGATGAGTTTATGTTAAATACACCGACTCTTACCTATGATTTAAGACAGGGCATCAAGTTTCAAATGGAACACAGACCAGAGCATTTCATTACCAAGCAGACAACCGTTGACCCATCAAATGATGGAGCAGATATATGGGCAGCTGCACTTGATACTTTCTTTTTAAAGGATGTCGACCTTATCGATTATGTTCAGAGAATGGTTGGTCTTTCTGCAATAGGTAAGGTGTATGTGGAGGCGCTCATTATCGCATATGGAGAAGGCCGCAATGGTAAGTCAACCTTCTGGAATGTTATTGCAAGAGTCCTTGGTACATATTCTGGAAACATCTCGGCAGATATGCTTACCGTTGGATGCAGAAGAAATGTTAAACCGGAACTCGCAGAGGCAAAGGGTAAAAGAATGCTTATTGCAGCAGAACTTGAAGAAGGCATGAGATTGAATACTGCCAATGTTAAACAGCTCTGTTCTACAGATGAAATCTACGCAGAAAAGAAATATAAAGATCCGTTCTCATATACTCCAACACATACACTTGTGCTTTATACCAATCATCTGCCAAAGGTCGGTGCGATTGATAAAGGTACCTGGAGGAGACTTATTGTTATTCCATTTGATGCCAAGATTGAAGGAAGTGCTGATATCAAGAACTATGCTGACTATCTTTATGAGAATGCAGGCGGATCAATCCTTACATGGGTTATCGAAGGTGCAAGAAAGGTGATCGCAGATAACTATAAGATTGAACCGCCCAAGAAAGTGCGTGATGCCATTGAGCATTATAAGGAGAGTAATGACTGGCTTTCCTACTTCTTAAGTGAACGTTGCGAACTTGACCCTGCTTATGTGGCAAAGTCGAGCGAGGTATATAACGAGTATCGAATCTTCTGTACCCAGGTGGGTGAGTATACAAGAAGTACAACTGATTTCTACACAGCATTGGAAACGGTCGGATTTGAAAGATACCGTGACCGTAAAGGCAGATACATTAAAGGCTTAAGACTCAAGACGGACTTTATGGAAGAAGAGTAATGACAGTAGGTGTGACAGTTAATGACGGCTATTTACTATCCTTTTCTATAGAGTAAAAAATTAAGTCTATATATAAAGTATAGGAAATGACAGTCTTACCCTGTCACACCATCAAATTTGACATTGATGGAGGTGGCACGAATGCGTGAAAAAGAAGTAGAGCAGAAACTTGTAAAGGCTGTAAAGCTTGCAGGAGGTTTCTGCCTTAAGTTTACATCTCCCGGATTTGATGGAGTACCAGACAGACTGGTTCTTCTTCCAAAAGGGAGAATGGCTTTTATAGAACTCAAGGCTCCTGACAAGAAACCAAGAGCCTTACAGAAAAGAAGAATGAAACAGTTATCAGCTTTAGGCTTTCCCTGCTATGTAGTTGATAACACTGATGTGATTGGGGGTGTCATTGATGAAATACAATCCTCATGATTATCAAAAATATGCAACAAACTTTGTGCTGGAACATCCTGTGGCGGCAGTCTTCCTTGATTGTGGTATGGGAAAGAGCGTGATTACCTTAACGGCAATTTATGAGCTACTATACAACAGCTTTGAAGTAAGAAAGGTTCTTGTGATTGCACCCCTTCGAGTAGCAAGAGATACATGGCCTGCAGAGATTGAAAAGTGGGATCACTTAAAGGGTCTTACCTATTCGGTTGTTATAGGTATAGAGTTGGAGCGAAAAGAGGCATTAAGAAAAAGTGCTGGTATCTATCTAATCAACAGAGAGAATGTGGACTGGCTTATCAATAAGAGTGGCTTTCCGTTCGATTTCGATATGGTAGTCATTGATGAATTATCGTCTTTCAAGTCGGCATCGGCTAAACGATTCAAAAGCCTTCTTAAAGTAAGACCGAAGGTAAAAAGAATCGTTGGTCTTACAGGAACTCCAAGCAGTAATGGTCTTATGGATTTATGGGCAGAATTCAGAATCCTTGACATGGGAGAAAGGCTCGGAAGATACATCACACATTATCGTATGAATTTCTTTGTGCCGGATAAACGAAATCAGCAGATGATATTTTCCTACAAACCAAGACCTGGTGTGGAAGATGCCATTTACAGACTGATATCGGATATTACGATTTCCATGAAGTCGGCAGATTTTCTTAAAATGCCTGAATGCATTATGAACGAAGTGGAAGTAAAGCTTTCAGAAAAGGAATGGTCTGTATATGACGAATTAAGGCGGGAAATGGTTGTGTCTTTGGAAGATGAAGAGATTGATGCTTCAAATGCAGCTGCTCTTTCCGGCAAACTTCTGCAGATGGCAAATGGTGCAATCTATAACGAGGGAAAAGAGGTCTTCCATATCCACAACCGTAAGCTTGATGCTCTTGAGGACTTGATTGAAGGTGCAAATGGCAAGCCTGTCCTTGTGGCTTACTGGTATAACCATGATCTGGAGCGAATCAAGGAAAGATTCAAGGTTCGTGAAATCAAGACTTCAAAGGATATCAGAGATTGGAATAATGGTGATATTCCTGTTGCTGTTATTCATCCGGCAAGTGCAGGACACGGTTTAAATCTTCAAAGGGGTGGTTCAACACTTATATGGTTTGGTCTTACATGGTCGCTTGAACTTTATCAGCAGACCAATGCAAGACTATATAGGCAGGGTCAGAATGACACAGTAGTCATCCATCACATTATTGCAAAGGATACCATTGATGAAGATGTGATGAAGGCACTAAGGCTCAAAGAGAAAACACAGACAAATCTTATCGATGCGGTTAAGGCAAGAATCGGAGGTGGTGCTTATGACGGCTAAGGAAAGCCTTAGAAAGATTGCGAGAATGGAATCCTACATTCAAAGCAAGAAGGAACGTCTGGCTGTTCTCAAGGAAATGAGCAGTGGCATTTCATCTCCAAAGTTTGATGATATGCCAAGGAACCCTAATAAAGGAAAGTCAAGACTTGAAGAAACAATTATCAGATATCTCGATCTTGAAAATGAGATAAAGGAAGATGAGAAAAAGCTGGAACATGAAAAGCTGTATCTCCTGGAGGCTATTGGTCGAATTGAAGAGCCGGAATATCAGACCATACTGATAAGCCGATATTTCAAACACCAGTCATGGGATGATATAGCAAACAGTCTGTTCTACACCAAACGATGGCTCTACTCCCTTCATGGTCGTGCCTTGGAGAGACTTGATGAGGAATTAGGCTAAAAGAGTTCACTCGAATTCACCTGAGTTCACCTGAGTTCACCTATAATTCACTGCCCAAGTGTGATATAGTTATAATAGCAAAAATAGATTAAGCACAAGCCTTTGTAGGAGCAATCCCACAGAGGCTTGTGTTATTGTTGAAGGAGGTGCAGATGTGCCAAGAAGACCAAAGAGTCCCTGCAGTTATCCCAGCTGTCCCAACCTAACGGACGGTAGATACTGCAAGGAACATGAAAAACAAATGAGCCAATCCTACGAGAAGTATGGCAGAGACAAGGCTGTACGCCGTAGGTACGGAAGAGCGTGGAAACGAATCCGTGACAGCTATGTTAAGGAACATCCTTTCTGTGAACTGTGTTTTGAGAAAGGAATCCTTGTGCCTGTAGATGAGGTTCATCACAAGTTGCCGCTGTCAGAGGGTGGAACGCATGAGAGGTCTAACCTCATTGCTTTATGTAAGTCATGTCATGCAAAGATTCATGCCGAGCGTGGTGATTATCATGGAAGTAAAAAACATCATGTGTATAAATATTAAGTGTGACAGGCTATGACGGGTATTTACATACCTTTTCTATAGAGGTTAAAAATTAATCTATATATATAAATATAGGAAATGACAGTCTTACCCTGTCACACATTAAAAAAAGCACGATTTGATGGGAAAAAAGACCCAGGGGCGGTCAAAATCTCTAAAATGAACGTCACCGTGGAACGGCGTGGGGTCTTGCGTGTAAAAAAGGCGAAATCAAAAGGGTAATAAAGGAGGAACATGAGACGTGCCTACGAAATCGAATAACATAGGCGGCCGTGGTGGTGCCAGACCTGGCGCTGGAAGAAAGAAATTGGCTGTCAAAGAAAAAGCCAATAACGGAAATCCCGGCGGACGAAGATTAGAGGTTCTAGATATTCCGGATGTGGAAGGTGTGGAGATGCCAAAGCCACATGACTTCCTGTCAGCAGAACAAAGAGATGGATCAGAACTGCAGGCATCCGAGATCTATGAGGAGACGTGGCAGTGGCTGAAGAAGATAGGGTGTGCATCGAAAGTATCACCGCAGCTGCTTGAAAGATATGCGATGTGTTCTGCTCGTTGGATTCAGTGTGAGGAGATGACCAATAAGCTAGGTTTTCTTTCCAAACATCCCACCACACAGAAACCTATCCCATCTCCGTTTATCAATATTGGCATTAACTATATGAACCAGGCTGTAAGGCTGTGGAATGAAATATTTCAGATTGTGAAGGAGAACTGCAGTACCGATTATGACGATGCTGCGCCACAGAATGATTTGATGGAGAGACTCCTAAGAGCAAGGGAAGGAAGATAGCATGATTGAAAAAGTAAATCCGAACCATCCGGATAAGGTGGCAGACAGAATTGCAGGAGCGATTGTCGACCTAGCATATAAGAAACAGGAAAATCCGAAGATTGCAGTTGAGGTGCTTATCGGTCATGGTTATGGTCATGTAGTAATCGAAACTTCCGCACCTTTGGAAAAAGAAGATGTAGCATTTATCGTGGATCGAATGGCACCGGGCATCCGTGTGTTTATTCAGATCGTTCCGCAGAATGTGCATCTTGCAAATAATCAGTCGAAGGGAATGAGATGTGGTGACAATGGAATCTTCAAAGGTGTGCCACTGACAGAGGAACAGAAAGCACTCTCTAAGATTGCAAGAGAAATCTACACTTCTTATCCTACGGATGGAAAGTACATTCTTGATGAGGCAAGACTGATCATCTGTCAGAGCAATGCAAAAACTACAGATTTGAAAAGCACATATCCAAATGCTGAAGTCAATCCGCTCGGTGATTGGACTGGTGGGATTGATGTAGATTCCGGTGCGACCAACAGAAAGCTAGGAAGTGACATGGCTGAGTCAGTGACTGGTGGAGGTCTTCATGGCAAGGATCTTTCAAAGGCAGATGTGTCAGTCAATATCTACGCATTCCTAAAAGCACAGGAAACAGGAAAGCCTGTAGAAATCTGCTGTGCCATTGGTGATGATACAATCGATGGAATCCCATATCAGGACATCGTGAATATTGCAAAAGATTACATAGACTCTGTAGGTGGATTTGAAAAATTCGCTGAGTGGGGTCTTTTTTAGTGGAGGTGGCTATGAGTAAGACAACAACAGAAATGCAGCTTGTAGCTGTTTCAAAACTAATTCCCTATGTGAACAATGCAAGAACCCATTCTGCAGAACAGGTCATGAAGCTGAGATCCTCTCTTCGTGAGTTCGGTTTTATCAATCCCGTCATCATCGACAGAGAATATAACGTTATTGCCGGACACGGCAGAATTATGGCTGCAATGGAAGAAGGAATTACAGAAGTTCCTTGTGTGTTTGTAGATTATCTGACTGAGGCACAGAAGAAAGCCTATATCCTTGCAGACAACCGAATGGCAATGGATGCAGGATGGGATGAAGAACTTCTCCGCATTGAGATTGAGTCCTTGAAGGATATGGATTTCAATGTAGGGCTGACTGGATTTTCTGAAGATGAGCTTGCAGAACTTTATGGAGAAGACAAGCAGTCAGAAGTGGAAGATGATGATTATGATTTATCTGATGCACTGGAAAAGGCAGCCTTCGTACAGCGAGGAGATATCTGGACAGTCGGAAGACACAGACTGATGTGTGGTGATGCAACTTCTTCAGAAGATGTAGCTGCACTCATGGATGGTAAAAAGGCCAACCTTATCATTACTGATCCACCTTACAATGTGGCATTTGAAAGTTCCGATGGCTTATCCATCAAAAACGATAAGATGGCAAATGATAAATTCTATGAATTTTTGCTTTCTGCCTTTCAGAACATGGCAGAGCATTTGGAAAAGGGTGGATCAGCGTATGTATTCCATGCAGATACGGAAGGTCTGAACTTCCGAAAAGCATTTGTGGATGCAGGTTTTCACTTATCCGGGTGCTGCATCTGGGTGAAGAATTCCCTAGTGCTTGGCAGAAGTGATTATCAGTGGCAGCATGAACCAGTGCTTTATGGTTTCCTTCAGAATGGCAAACATTACTGGAGCAAGAGTGCCGGCAGAAGTCAGACTACCATCTGGAATTTCGATAAGCCAAAGAAGAATAAGAATCATCCGACCTCAAAGCCACTTGACCTGCTTGCATATCCAATTGGAAATTCAAGTCGGGAAAATGCAATCGTCATTGATACCTTTGGTGGCAGCGGTTCGACTCTGATGACCTGTGAGAAAACGAATCGTATCTGTCATACGATGGAACTGGATGAGAAGTACGCATCCGTTATCCTTCGCAGATATGTAGAGGATACCGGTGATGCAGAAGGTGTATTTGTAATCAGAAACGGAGAAAGACTTGCTTACTCCGACCTTGTAAAAGAGGTGGAGGGAGCAGATGGAGAATAATAACTTAACACTTGGGAGTTTATTCGATGGTTCGGGTGGATTTCCTTTAGGAGGCTTGATTTCCGGCATTACCCCTGTGTGGGCATCGGAGATTGAGCCTTTTCCTATTCGTGTAACAACGAAAAGACTGCCACAGGTAAAACACTATGGAGACATCTCCAAGATGAACGGAGCAGATCTTGAGCCTGTCGATATCATCACTTTTGGCAGTCCATGCCAGGATATGAGTATTGCAGGCAAGCGTGACGGACTTTCAGGCTCCCGTTCTTCTCTGTTTTATGAGGCAGTCAGAATCATAAAAGAAATGAGGTGTAAGACAAATGGACAAAAACCAAGATTTATCGTCTGGGAAAATGTCCCCGGAGCGTTCAGTTCCAACAAGGGAGAAGATTTCCGAGCCGTCCTCGAAGAGGTCTGCAAAATCAAAGACGAATCAGTGTCTGTGCCTAAACCTAACAAATGGAATACAGCAGGCCGCATCTTGGGAGATGGTTACTCCGTTGCCTGGAGACAGTTTGATGCTCAGTTTTGGGGAGTACCCCAGAGAAGAAAACGTATCTATCTTGTCGCAGATTTTGCAGATTGGTGTGCCGGAAAAATACTATTTGAGTCAGAAGGCTTGTCTGGGTATTCTAAGACGAGCATCTGCCCGTGGAAAGAAACTACCCGAAGTTCTAGAGAAGGCACTGAAGAAACAGGCTTTGACAGCTTAATGTTTGAGAACCACTCACAGGACTCAAGATATAAGGGTCCACTTGATGTAGCTCAGACAGTTTTATCAACTTTTGGAACAGGTGGCAATAATCAGCCTTTTGTAGTTCATACACCAAAGACGCTCAAAATAAGAAGTGGCTGCGAAGGTGGTGGCAAGGGTGCTTTGATTCAGGATAACAAGTCGGCTACTCTTGGCTGCAATAACGATCAGACTCTGTTTGTACCAAAGGTGTATGGCATCTGTGCCAAGGACAGCAATGCGATGAAATCACCAAATCCTAACAGTGGTTTCTATGAGGCTCAAACGAGCAGATGCCTTGACGGAAATGGTAGCAACCCATCATGTAATCAGGGAGGCATGGCTGTTATTGAAGGCAACGGTTCAAGACCATCCCACAAAGGTGATGGATATAAGGAATCGGATGTGATGTATACCTTAAATGCTACTGAACAGCATGGTGTTGCATACGGCATTGGGAGACCTGCGATGAACCAGGGATACAAGGCTAAGTTCAGCTTTCAGGTTGAAGAGGAAGTTGAACCTACTCTTGTGGCAGCAGGAGCAAGTGGTGTTGCTCATCCTGTATTCAGTTCAAGCAAGGCATCGTTCTTTACAACGGTTGAAGAGGAACTTGCAAATACACTTGTGGCTACCGACTACAAAGATCCGCCCATTATTAATGATGAGATGGAAGAAGATTATATCGTAAGAAGATTAACTCCTACTGAATGTGCAAGACTGCAGGGTTTTCCTGATTGGTGGTGTGATGAACTTGGAACAGAAAATCCAACTGATGAGGATTTCGCATATTGGAGAGATATCTTTGATAACCATGCTAAAGCACTTGGAAAGACAGTAAAACCAAAGACAGATAATCAGATAAGGAAATGGCTCATAGATCCACATTCCGATTCTGCTGAATATAAGATGTGGGGCAACGGTGTGGCACTTCCTAACGTGGTATTTGTGCTTTCAGGCATTGTGTATTATTCACAGTTTCCGACTGAATAATCGGCAGATATTCTTTACACAAACAACTTGATATATGTGCCTTTTAGAGTGATATATGGTACTACCAAAAAACAAAGGAGGTACATGATATGGTACTGCATTTTAATGTAAATGGCGAAAGCCGAAAAGCAATGGTTAAAGCAATTGAAAAGGAACTTGATGTAAAAGCCAGATACCTTGGAGTTCCAAGCTGCTCATACGAGATTGGAAGTTACACAGTTGGCAAGAATGGAGAACTTGAATTTGCAGATGACCTTGGAATGGATGAAACATCAAAGGTTGTAGATGCCTGCGTAATGGCCATAGGCGTTTCCCCTAAAGAATGGGAAAACAATACGGAAGAACTTGAAACCGAGCCACAGGGCGAAACGGTGGGGCTTACGGTGGCAATTCCAATCGAGAAGGTTAAGGTGGGAAACCTTATGACTCTTATCGATTCCAAAGCCGGACTTATAAAGAAGGCACTTGGCATTGATGATATTGGCATCAGCATTGAAGAAGATAAGGTTTCCTTCCCTTGGTTTTCAGAAGAGATTGATGCCGATACCTTACAGACCTACACTAGATTCATTGCTGCACTTTGCGAGATGAGTGTAAAGCAGAAAAGAATCCAGGCAAAGGAAAAGGAAGTCGAAAATGAAAAATACGCATTCAGATGTTTCCTTTTAAGACTTGGATTCATCGGAGCAGAATTCAAAGTAGACAGAAAAATTCTTCTTAAGAACCTTGAAGGCTCGGCAGCATTCAAGAACGGGACGAAGGGAGGCAAAGAATAATGTTCTTTCCAAGCAGAGATATCGTTGAGAGAGTGAAAAAGGAATATCCGGCAGGAACAAGAGTTGAACTTGTAAGAATGGATGATTTCCAAGCTCCACCAATCGGTACAAAAGGTACGGTAAAAGGTGTTGACGATACAGCAAGCATCATGGTCAGCTGGGACAACGGAAACAGTCTGAATGTGGTCTATGGCGAAGACAAATGCCGTAAAATCACTGAAGAATAACGGTCAAAAATACACAGTTTTTCAGCTGAAAGATTGTGTAGAATATGGCTCTAATTAACTTGATATTATGTGCTTTTAGAGTGATATATAGTACTACCAAAAGGAAAGAAATACACCAAACGGAGGTACATAGAATGAACGAAAAAATAGCACATCAGATTGAGGAAATGAAAAAGCAGACCATCGGAGTTGAGGTCGAGATGAACAATATCAAAAGAGATAAGGCAGCAAGACTTGCAGCCGATTTCTTTGGAACAGGAAGATACGAAAATACAGCAAGCAGAAACGGTTACATGACCTGGTCAGCCTGGGATAACCAAGGCAGAGAATGGAAATTCCAAAAAGACGTCAGCATTGCCGGAGACGATGCCCACAAATGCGAAATGGTTACACCGATTCTTAAATACGAAGATATGGAAACCTTGCAGGAACTGATCAGGAAGCTTAGAAAGGCAGGAGCCAAGAGTGATGCAACAAGGGGATGCGGAGTACACATTCACATCGGAGCCATGGGACATACCCCACAGACAATGAGAAACCTTGCAAACATCATGGCAAGCCACGAAAGTCTGATAGCCGAGGCACTTGACCTTGACCGAGGCAGAATGAGACGCTACTGCAGAACGGTTGACCCAAGATTCTTAGAGCAGGTCAACAAGAAAAAGCCAAAGACAATGAGCAAGCTTGCAGACATCTGGTACGGTTCACAGGATTGTAGCTACGGCAGAAATCAGCATTACAACGACAGCCGATATCATATGCTTAACTACCACGCAACCTTCACAAAGGGAACAATCGAGTTCAGACTTTTCCAATTTGATGCACCTGCAGACGGAAAGCAGAACGGACTTCATGCCGGACAGCTTAAAAGCTATATTCAGCTTTGCCTTGCACTTAGCCAGATGGCAAAGGAAGTAAGAACAGCGAGTCCAAAGGAACAGCAGAAGGAAAATCCAAAATACGCAATGAGAACATGGCTCTTAAGACTTGGGTTCATCGGTGACGAGTTCAAGACAGCAAGAGACCTTCTTACAAGAAGACTTGCAGGAGATACAGCATTCAGAACTGCAAGGAGATAGCCTTGTAACACCTTGATAAAAAAAGTCGACCACTTCGGTGGTCTTAAGGTGGTAGAAGGGTGTCCCCTTCAGAAAGGATGGAAACCATATGAACAAACGATACTACATTGCCTATGGCAGTAACCTGAACACCCCACAGATGAGAATGCGATGTCCGGGAGCAAGGATTATCGGAACATCGGTCATTGATGATTATCAGCTTTTATTTAAGGGCAGTAAGACAGGTTCTTACCTTACCATTGAACCAAAGGACGGTGCTGAAGTTCCCGTTGTAATATGGGAAGTTACCGAAACCGATGAGAAGGCACTTGACCGATACGAGGGATATCCAAACTTCTATTACAAGATGGAAATGACTCTGGATATCAAAGGGATCAGAACCGGAAAGATTCGCAGAAGAGATGCATTTGTCTACATCATGCATGAAGACAGACCAGTTGGAATCCCAAGCTGGTACTATGTGAACACCTGCCTTGACGGATACCGAGCCTTCAAATTTGATGAACAGTTTCTTTTTAACGCAGTCGAGATAAGCAGGAGGGATATACATGAAGACTAGAGAAATGAGAATTGCAATCTGCCCTAAGTGCGGCAAGGAATATCAAGGAAGTCCGGCTCTTTCAAGAGTGGATAACAAAACTTACATCTGCCCCGATTGTGGAACAAGAGAGGCACTAGAAAGCATAGGTGTGGATGAAAAGGAGCAGGAAGAAATTCTCGCAACCATTCATAACCACACAAGATAACAGATAAAAGAATAATCAATTTTTCAGGACTCTTCGGGGTCCTTTTTTCGTGGAGGTAAGATGTGTGAGAAAACTTAAGAAATATAAACCCACGAAGCTTATGGCGAAGTCTGCTCATTATGATGAGCAGATGGCAGATTATGCTGTCAGCTTTATTGAGGAACTATGCCATACCAAAGGAACGTGGGCAGGAAAGAAATTTGAATTGATAGACTGGCAGGAACAGATTATTAGAGATCTGTTTGGAGTATTAAAGCCAAACGGCTACCGTCAGTTCAATACAGCCTATATTGAAATACCAAAGAAACAGGGCAAATCAGAGCTTGCAGCTGCCGTTGCACTTCTTCTTTTATGTGGTGATGGAGAAGAAAGAGCAGAAGTGTACGGATGTGCAGCAGATAGAAATCAGGCAAAAATCGTATTTGATGTTGCCGTTGACATGATAAGGTTCTGTCCGGCTCTTATGAAAAGAGTGAAGATACTGGAGTCGCAAAAGAAGCTGATATATAAGCCAACCAACAGCTTTTATCAAGTTTTATCGGCGGATGTTGCAAATAAGCATGGCTTTAATACACACGGAGTAATTTTCGATGAGCTGCACACCCAGCCAAATCGAAAACTTTATGATGTAATGACTCAGGGTTCGGGTGATGCCCGTATGCAGCCGTTGTATTTCCTTATTACAACAGCCGGGAATGATACGAACTCCATCTGCTACGAGATACATCAGAAGGCACTCGACATTGAGGCAGGGCGAAAAGTTGACCCTACCTTTTATTCCGTTATCTACGGTGCAGACGAGTCTGAAGACTGGACAGACCCAAAAGTGTGGAAGAAAGCAAATCCATCACTTGGTATTACCGTTGCCATTGAAAAAGTAAAAGCTGCCTGTGATTCTGCAAAACAGAATCCCGGAGAAGAAAACTCCTTCAGACAGCTAAGACTTAATCAGTGGGTAAAACAATCAATACGATGGATGCCAATGGAAAAATGGGATGCCTGTGATTTTGCTGTAAATGAAGATGACCTGGAAGGTCATGTATGTTACGGAGGACTGGACTTGTCCAGTACAACGGATATCACGGCATTCGTGCTTGTGTTTCCACCACTTGATGAGGATGACAAGTTTGTAGTTCTCCCTTATTTCTGGGTGCCGGAAGATACGCTCGACCTTAGAGTAAGAAGGGATCATGTTCCCTATGATCTATGGGAACGAAAAGGCTATTTGCAGACTACAGAAGGAAATGTTGTTCACTATGGATACATAGAAAATTTCATAGAAAGTCTTGGTGAGAGATTCAACATCAGAGAGATTGCTTTTGACCGTTGGGGAGCAGTACAGATGGTTCAGAACCTGGAAGGCATGGGATTTACCGTTGTGCCTTTCGGACAGGGATTCAAGGATATGAGTCCACCGACCAAGGAACTGATGAAGCTGGTTCTTGAAAAGCGAATCGCACATGGTGGTCACCCAGTTCTTCGTTGGAATATGGATAACATCTTTATTCGTACTGACCCGGCAGGAAACATCAAGGCAGATAAGGAAAAATCGACTGAAAAGATTGACGGTGCCATTGCAACAATCATGGCACTTGACAGAGCAATTCGCTGTGGAAATGATGCAGGTGAAAGCGTATATGACACAAGGGGACTGCTTGTTTTTTGAAATGAAAATATACTTTATATATTTATACTTAGCTTGATAGATGTGAAAAAAGATGCTATTATGATAAAAATAAAGCAATCGGAAATGACTAAAAGGAGTGAGTTCAGTGATTACTGTATTGGAAAAACACGGCGAGGATGATTATTCGGTTTGGTTTTCTGAAATTCCTGAAAATGACCCACTTTGGAAGGAATTAATGGAAAAATACTGCAACACGGGAAGTTCTCTTCGTGGAACACTTGCAGATGTAACGGAAGAAATCCGAGATAATATGTAACAAATGAAATAGTAAATCGAGAAAGCATCTCTTCAGAGGTGCTTTTCTTATGTCGGTTTATTTATATGAATAAGTTCTTTAAAGTTGCACATAATATCATCAGATAAATACGCATATATTGCGTAAAATGAATTTATAAAACACGCAAAAATTGCGTATTGATATTGCGTGTTTTCGCTTTTTATTTTATAATGAATTTCGAGGTGATAAGATGACACTGAGAGAACTTCGCAAGCAAAAGAAAATGACACAGGTAGAATGTGCTAAATATCTCGGTATTCCTGTTCGTACTTATCAAAATTATGAAACAGACGAATCCAAATCTTCTACGATGAAATATGCATTTATGATGCAGAAGTTGGAGCAGTATGGATTTATTGATGAAACCCATGGTATATTGACTGTTCAACAAATTAAAAATATCTGTAGTGAAATTTTTGCTGATTTCGATATAGAATATTGTTATTTATTTGGTTCATATGCAAAGGGAAAAGCGACTGAAACAAGTGATGTGGATTTATTGATTTCTACACCGATTTCGGGTATGCACTTTTATGACTTGGTAGAAACAATTCGAGAGGGTTTAAAGAAGAAAGTCGATGTTTTGAATCGTGAACAGTTAAATAACAATCCTGATTTAATGAACGAAATACTGAAGGATGGTGTAAAGATATATGGATAATAAAAAGGACAATTCCTATTACATCAAAAAGATTGTTACAGACTTGGCTTTCATTCTTGAACATACAAAAGGTCTGACACAGGATGAACTGGAAGATAACGAAATACTAATAGACTCTGTTATGTTTAGATTAATCCAAGTATCAGAAAACTCTGAAAAACTGACTGCCGAATTCAAAACATACTATAAAGCTATTCCGTGGAGAGCAATGAAAGGTATGCGAAATAAAATTGTTCATGAATACGGCAATGTGGATCTGGCTGTAGTATATGATACTATAGTCAATGACATTCCGGAACTTATTGAGTTACTTCAAGAGATTGTAGGATAGAATTATGAAGTACTATGTAACTGCTGATGTCCACGGCTACTTCAGCGAATTAAAGGAAGCACTTGAGGAAAAAGGGTTTTTTACCGATACAAGTCCTCATAAACTGATTATTTGTGGTGATCTGTATGATAGAGGTAAAGAAGCGAATGCTTTGCAAGAATTTGTTCTTGATTTACTTTCTAAGAATCAGATAATTCTCATACGAGGAAATCATGAGGATTTGGCTTTGGAGTTATTACACAACTGGCATTTGAGAAGTTATAATCGATACTATCATCACACCAACGGAACAATTGACACGGTATGTCAATTAACAGGTAATACCTTTTTGACAATAACCTCAGATTGCGAGAAGGTCGGACGAGACTTTATGCAAAATCCATACATACAATTAATTATTCCGGCTATGGTTAACTATTACGAAACCGAACATTATATTTTTACGCATGGATGGATTCCCTGTACACCCATCAGCATCAGTCCCTATGTAAAAGAATTTATTCCTATTGAGAATTGGCGAAATGCAAATAGAGATGTTTGGGAGAAAGCTCACTGGATTAATGGTATGGAGGCGGCTCATTCAGGAGCCATTGTCGAAGGAAAGACTATTGTTTGTGGTCATTGGCACTGTTCCTTTGGTCATGCAAATTATGAAAATGATGGCGGAGAGTTCGACAATAATCCTAATTTTTCTCCGTATTATGGCAACGGCATTATTGCACTTGATGCGTGTACGCCTATTTCTCATAAAGTAAACTGTATCGTAATTGAAGATTAGTTGCGTGTTTTGAAAAATATAAACACGCAAAAATTGCGTATTTTAGCATCTATCGAAAATGATAGGTGCTTTTCTTATGCCACTTATCAAGAAGGAAGTGATTTTTTATGGGTATCTTATCCGGCATATTCAAGGTGAGAGATAAGCCCGAAAACAGTACGGCAGGCAGTTCTTACCGATTTTTCCTCGGTACAAGTACATCCGGCAAAAATGTAAATGAACGCTCTGCCATGCAGATGACTGCCGTTTACAGTTGTGTCCGTATCTTGTCAGAAGCAGTGGCAAGCCTGCCGTTACATTTTTATAAATATGATGAGAACGGAAGTAAGGTAAAAGCTACAGAGCATCCACTTTATATATTGCTCCATGATGAGCCAAACCCTGAAATGACAAGCTTTGTGTTTCGGGAAACGCTTATGACACACCTTTTGCTTTGGGGAAATGCCTATGCACAGATTATCAGGAGTGGTAAGGGTGAGATTATTGCTCTTTATCCATTGATGCCAAATCGTATGAGAGTTGACCGAGACGATAAAGGACATCTTTATTATGAATATCAGGTCACTTCTGATGATGCCCCAACCAATAAAGGATCTTCTGTTAAGCTTGCTCCTGATGAGGTCATGCATATTCCGGGACTTGGCTTTGACGGTCTTGTAGGTTACTCGCCTATTGCAATGGCCAAGAATGCTATCGGTCTTGCAATTGCAGCTGAAGAGTATGGCAGTAAGTTTTATGCCAATGGGGCCGCTCCAAGTGGTGTGCTTGAACATCCGGGAACACTGAAAGACCCATCAAAGGTAAGAGATAGCTGGTCACAGACATTTGGTGGCAGTGCGAATTCACATAAGGTTGCCGTTCTGGAAGAAGGAATGAAGTACACACCGATTTCCATTTCTCCAAACGAAGCACAGTTTTTAGAAACAAGAAAATTTCAGATAGATGAGATTGCTCGAATTTTCAGAGTACCGCCCCACATGGTCGGTGACCTTGAGAAATCGAGCTTTTCTAATATTGAGCAGCAGTCACTTGAATTTGTGAAATACACCCTTGACCCCTGGGTATCAAGGTGGGAGCAGAACATGGCTCGTTCTCTGTTATCTGCAGAGGAAAAACAGAATTATTTTATCAAGTTTAATGTGGATGGACTTCTTCGTGGTGACTATCAGAGCCGTATGAACGGTTATGCCACTGCAAGACAGAATGGTTGGATGTCTGCCAATGATATTAGGGAACTTGAGAATCTCGACAGGATACCTGCGGAACTCGGTGGTGACCTTTACCTTATCAATGGGAATATGACCAAGCTTGAAGATGCGGGTATCTTTGCATCAAGTCCAGATACATCGGACGGAGAGGAGAAAGCGAATGAAGAACAAGAAGTTCTGGAACTGGAAGAGCCGAAAGACTCTAAACCAAGAAAAGGTCGAAGTCGCAGAACGAGTCCTTGAGTTGCACGGCACAATTGCTGAAGAGAGCTGGTTTGATGATGATGTCACACCGCAGTTATTCAAGGATGAGTTAAATGCCGGAAGTGGAGATATTACCGTATGGATTAATTCTCCGGGCGGTGACTGTGTGGCTGCGGCTCAGATATACAATATGCTCACACAGTACAAAGGAAATGTCACCGTGAAGATCGATGGTATTGCAGCATCAGCAGCATCGGTCATTGCAATGGCAGGAAACATGGTGCTTATGTCCCCTGTTTCAATGATGATGATTCATAATCCTGCAACCGTAGCATTTGGTGACCATGCAGAAATGCAGAAGGCAATCGATATGCTTGCAGAAGTTAAGGAATCTATCATCAATGCCTATGTGATTAAGACTGGTCTTTCAAGGTCGAAACTTAGTCACTTGATGGATGCTGAAACTTGGATGGATGCTAATAAGGCCATTGAACTTGGCTTTGCTGATGACATTATCACTAGAGCAGAAACAAAACTGAATACTGATTCCGAAGAAGAGGATGAAGATGATGAAAGCACCGAAGAAAAGGAAAAGAAACCAACTGACTCGATGCTTTTTTCACGCAAGGCAGTAAACAATGCTCTTATGAACAAACTGGAAAAACACTATGTCCAGTCTAAAGAAACTGTAACAAAGCAGGCAGAGATTTTTGCACCTGCAAACAAAGGCACTCCTGCAAAGGAGATTAAGGAGCGTCTGGACTTCATTAAGAAATTTATTTAAGGAGGAATTCTATTATGACTATTAAGGATTTAATCGAAAAAAGAGCAAAAGTGTGGGATACTGCAAAGAACTTTGTAGAAACTCATGAGGATAAAAACGGTGTGCTTTCCGATGAGGATACAGCGACCTATAACAAAATGGAAAAGGAAATTGAGGATTTGACAGCTGCTATCGACCGTCAGCAGAGAGCAGAACGCAGAGAAGTAGAACTTGCAAAGCCTGTTAATTCTCCGATTACCGGTAAGCCTTTTATGGGTGATGCCAAGGAAGTAAAGAAGGGTCGTGCTTCTGATGCTTATAAGGATGCGATGCTTTCTGCAATGCGTTCTAATTTCCGTAATGTAAGCAATGTACTTCAGGAAGGTGTAGATGCCGATGGTGGTTATCTTGTGCCGGAAGAGTATGACCGCAGACTTATTGATGTGCTTGATGGTGAGAACATCATGCGCAGCCTTGCTACAAAGATTACTACTGCAGGTCAGCACAAAATCAATATCGCAGCTACCAAGCCTGCAGCAGCATGGATTGAGGAAGGTGGAGCATTATCTTTTGGTGATGCAACATTTGACCAGATCTATCTTGATGCCTACAAGCTTCATGTAGCAATCAAGGTTACTGAAGAGTTGCTTTATGACAATGCCTTCGGTCTTGAAAACTACATCATTACACAGTTTGGCAAGGCACTTGCAAATGCAGAAGAGGATGCTTTCCTTAACGGTGATGGGAAGGGCAAGCCTACCGGTATCTTTGCGGCAAACGGTGGTGGTCAGATTGCAGCAACACTTACTGCAGCCATCAAGTCCGATGACCTTATTGATTTGGTATACGGTCTTAAGAGACCTTATCGTAAGAATGCATCTTTCATCATGAATGATGCAACACTTGCTTCTATTAGGAAGCTTAAGGATAACAACGGAGCCTACATCTGGCAGCCTTCTTACAAGGAAGGAGAACCTGACAGAGTGCTTGGTTATGCTGTTCACACTTCTGCTTTTGCACCTACAAATGCGATTGCATTCGGTGATTATAGTTACTACAACATTGGTGACCGTGGTTCCCGTTCTTTTGCAGAACTTCGTGAACTTTTCGCTGGTAACGGCATGGTAGGTTATGTTGCAAAAGAAAGAGTCGATGGTAAGCTTATCCTTCCTGAAGCAGTAAAGATCTTAAAACTTAAGGAAGAAACCGCAAGTTCTAAGGGTTAAGAATAATTAAGTGTGACACCCTATGACGGCTATCTACTATCCTTTTCTATAGGGATAAAAAATAAAGCCTATATATAGATATAGGGAATGCCAGTCATAAGGTGTCACAGATTATTAGGTGGTGATAGAAATGATTGTAAATCTTGATGAGATGAAGGGTTACCTTCGTGTAGACTTTGATGACGATGATGTCTTAATTGAAAACTTCATAACAACAGGGCAAACTCTCTGTGCGGATATTGCAAGACTTACCGTGGATGAGTTTTCCAAAAAGCCTACTGCAAGGATAGCTGTTATGTATGCAGTGGCTTATTTGTATGGACACAGAGAAAATGCAGACTATAAAGAACTTGCACTTTCGTTGCGTGCTATGCTTTTCGGTATCAGAAAGGAAAGATTCTGATGGATATTTCAAAACTAAATCAGCGGATTGAAATTCAAAAAGGTGTTTCCAAAACAGATGAAGTGGGGAATGTACTTCAGCAGTGGCAGGTCTTTTATTCATGCTTTGCGTCTGTTAAAACTGCAGGAGGAAAGGAACGGCAGAAAGGTGATACGGTGGAACAGCACTCTGTAACCTTTACAGTTCGTTTTTGCAAAAGGCTTTCAGAACTGTCTGCTGTGGATTACCGCATTGTATTCCAAGGAAAACTCTACAACATAATTCAAGTTGACTTTGCAGACTACGGCGGAAAAACAGTAAAAATTAAAGCGGAATCGGAGGACTCTTATGACAGTAACGGTACAGGAAATGACAAATGAAATCCTAAACTGCATAAAGCAATACACCGAGGAGGCATCAGAGAAAATAGCCGAGGTCTGCAAGGAAGAAAGTGAAACACTGAAAGAAAATCTGAAAAAAGACAGTCCAAAAGGCAAGCGAATGGGAAATAAAAAATACTCTCGTGGCTGGAAAATAAAGAAAACATCTCGCAGTGGCTATGTGCAGTACGAGGTTTATAACACACAGGGTTATCTGACACATCTTCTGGAAAAAGGGCATCAAAATTTTGTCGGCACAACAAAAGGCAGACAAAAACAGGTGCATACCAAAGGCGGAAGAACGCCTGCTTATCCCCATATCAAGCCGAATGAGGAAAAAGCAAAGGAAAACGTGGAACGGCGAATTAGGGAGGTTCTGCAAAATGGATGAAAAAGAAATGAAAGCATTTTTGGATAAAACAGGACTTCCCATTGCCTACAGCCATTTTCCCGATAACCAAAAACCGCCTTTTCTCTGTTTTCTCAGCAATAAAAAAGCGGAAGGCTGTGACAACAGGAACAACCTGTACCGCTATAATTACAGCATAGAACTTTATACACCAAAGAAGGATATCCAAGTCGAGAAGAGTTTGGAAGGTCTGCTAAATGAGGCAGGCATTCCTTTTTCTTCGGAAACGGTATGGATTGATGATGCAGATTTATATGTAACCTACTATTCCATCAGCATTTATAAAAAGATTGGAGCGTGAAAAATATGAAAATACCGGAAACGGCACAAAAACAGACAGAGGACATTGCCATCGGCTCCGGATATATGTATATCAAGGAGTATGAAAAAGGCAGTGCTATCCCCAAAATATCGGAAGTTGCCATCGAAGAAAACAGAAAAGGTTATCTCTCCGGCGGTGCGTCTATTTATTATACGCCTACCATTGACACCTATAAGGATGATATGGAGGAAATCACAAGAAAGATTTTATCCGGTGAGGACATTGGAATTAAAGGCAGTATCGGTACATTTATGCCGGATACCTTCGGCATTATGGCTCCGAACTCGGAAATTACAACAGACAATGCGGATAAAAGTTCCAACATTTATATCGGCGGTATTAAAAACTTCAAAGATAAGTATTACGCTGTTGTATTTGCTGCGGCAGACGGCAGTATGTCCGCTATGATTATCGGTCAGTTGGAAGGCGGCTTTACCCTTGAGCGAAAGAAAGACAGTATGACTGTCTGCGACCTCGATTTTAAGGCAACGGAAAAGCTTGACAGCAAAGGCCATAAGCTTTTAATCAACTGGGGTGTCGGTGCAGAAAACACAGAAGAATAAAGGAGAATTGCCATGTACGACTTTACAAAACCAAAGCAGAAAACACTGCCTGTTAAGCTGAAAAACGGAAAAGTTATTGTTCTTCTTCCTCCAAACGGATATGTATTGGAGGCCATCTCCGAGATGCAAACAGCGGAAGAAACCGAGGCTGTGAAAAACATTTACTCCGTATTTCAGCAGCTTTTGAACCAAAATAAAAATGGTTTTAAAATAAGCCGAAATGATGTTTTAAGCTATGATGTGGAAGAAATCCAAGACTTTATTGCAAACGAATATATGGACTTTGTGCTTTCCATTCAAAAAGACCCAAACTAATGCTGCCCTATTATCCCATAAAAGATAATGGGGCCTTTCATTGGGAGATTTACAGCTACAGCAACAAAATGATTGCGGATTACTGCAATATGCCCATTACAAAGGTAAAAGCACTTTCCCTTGATGAATGGCTGATGTATCGCAAGGATTCCTTTATCTTCAACTGTGAGCAGACAGAAAAAGGACAAAAATATCTGAAAAATGCTTATTTGATGACGCAGAAAAAGCCGGATATAAAAAGATTGAAGGAAGTGTTTGGGTAAATTTTGTTTTTAGCACTTGCAATCGCAGGTGCTTTTTTCATGTCCCAAAGGAGGTGAACCCATCGCAAATGACATTAAAGGCATTACTGTAAAAATCGGTGCAGACACAACAGACTTAAGCAAAGCCATGAGCAGTGCCAACCGTTCCATCAGCACCACACAAAAACAGTTAAACGAGGTGCAGAAGGCATTAAAGCTTGACCCTTCCAATACGGAGCTGTTGGCACAAAAATACAGACTGCTTACAGAAAAGGCTGACGAAACAAGGAAAAAACTCCAAACTTTAAAGGACGCACAGGCACAAGTTGAGGAGCAGTACCGAAACGGCGAAATCGACCAAGGCAAGTATGATGCCTTCCGCAGAGAACTGATTACAACGGAAAATCAGCTGAAGGAGTTGGAAAAGGATGTGGCAAGGTCTAATGCCACCATCAATTCTTTTGGTGAAAAAATGAAGGAAACAGGCGGAAAGCTGACAGCCGCAGGCAAAACAATTATGCCCCTTTCCGCCGCTGTTGCGGGAATCGGTACTGCGGCGGCTGTATCGGCAGTGAATTTTGAGGACGCCATGGCAAAAGTCAGCACCATTGCCGATACTACAGAGGTTCCTCTTGATTCTCTCCGCTCTCAGATATTGGAGTTGTCCTCCCAGACAGGCATTTCCGCCAATGAAATCGCAGACAATGTATACAATGCCATCTCCGCAGGTCAGAAAACCGGTGATGCGGTAAACTTCGTAACTAATTCCACTAAACTTGCAAAGGCAGGCTTTGCCGATGCCGGTGCGGCTTTGGATGTACTGACAACCATTTTGAATGCTTACGGTATGGAAGCATCGGAGGTTACAAATGTTTCCGATATGCTGATTCAGACACAGAACCTTGGCAAAACAACTGTAGCGGAATTATCTTCTTCCATGGGCAAGGTTATCCCTACTGCCAATGCCTATCATGTTCAGTTAGATCAGCTTTGCACGGGCTATGCCAAAATGACGGCAAATGGTGTTGCCACAGCGGAAAGCACCACCTATATGAACTCCATGCTGAATGAACTTGGAAAAAGCGGTACAACGGTATCCGATATTTTAAAGGAAAAGACAGGCAAAAGCTTTGCGGAGCTGATGGAAAACGGAGCAAGCCTTGCAGATGTACTTTCCATATTGAAGGACTCTGCAGATGAACAGAACCTTTCCTTCGGTGATTTATGGAGCAGTGCCGAGGCTGGCAAAGCAGGCTTGATTCTCTTGGGTGACAGTGCCGAGGACTTCAACGGCACTCTTGCTCAAATGCGTGAAAGCACAGGTGCAACGGAAAGTGCCTTTGAAAAATTGCAGACCAACAGCTCTAAAATCAATAAAGCCGTTAATGCAGTAAAAAATACATTTATTATTCTTGGTGGTGTGATTCTGGATACCTTCTCCCCTGCTATAGACGCAGTTACAGGCGGAATACAAAAATTATGCGGATGGATTTCTTCTTTGCCAACGGGAATACAGACAATAATCGTTGTAATCGGTACACTCATAGCCGCCGCAGGCCCTTTGCTTGTTGTGTTTGGAACGCTGATGACAAGTATCGGCTCTCTTGCACCGATGATTAGCACGGCGGTAACGGCAATATCAGCATTTTCGGCAGGTCTTGCGTTGCCTCTTGCACCCATTGCCGCCATAGCTGCCGCAGTAACGGCACTGATTTTGATTGTTGCCGACTTATATAAAAATAATGAGGATTTTCGGAACAACATTCAAATCATCTGGAACAGCATAAAGGAAATTTTAAGTACCGTATTAACGGAGATACAGACGAATTTTTCATTTGTATGGGACGCTGTGAAGGTTATTGTGGAAACGGCACTGAACTT